CTTCCATTGTCTAAAAATTTATAAAAACCCAAATGGGGTCTAAAACTTTTCTTGGTAATAGTCTAACGCAGATATTTTCCTAAATTTTTGAGCTTAAAATACAAATAACAAGGATATACAACAGATAAAAACCAATGGCGTTATCTCCTGCCGACTATGCCGCCTACAGCCGCGCCACTGGTACTCCCTATCCCGAAGATCCGGAAGAAAAAGCGCAAGTTGCACCGGAAGTTCTTGAATTCCGCCGTAATCAGCTCCGTGCACCGCAAGAAGAGTCGAATCTGCCCGGCATCCTGGGTGCTGCAGCTCTTGGCTTAGGTGCTTTAGCGGGTGGCATGCGTCTTGCAGGGTCTTTAGGCCGCAAGCGTACCCAAGTTGCTCCATCGACACCTCCTCCCGTTACTCCCAAGGGGGCACAGTCTGTCCAAAATATAAAAGAAACAGATCGTGTGCGCACCGCAGAGAATTTTGCGCGTCAAGCAAGGGCTGAACGTCCCACTGGCGTTGTGCAGACAGATCTTAGCCAGCAAAACCTCGAAGATTTTATTCGTTCTTCTCCTGCTTTTGGTCGTGTACCAACAAGAGAGCCTAGGGAGTCTGCTGCACCAGGTATTGTTAGATCCTTACCTGCTGCTGCGGAACGTCCTGATCTTTTAGCAAGGCTTACGGCAGATCCTGGTTATGCACAAGAGTTTGTTGCAAATCGTGTTGCCGAACAGATGGCAGGCGATTTAATTGACGAAGTTAATGCTTTTAGTAATCCTGCCGCACGTAGTGAACTTGCCAGGCAGCAAGCAAGTGTTCAAGGACAAAAACGCAAAGACCTTTGGGATTTAGTTGGTCAGATCAGAAATGAATCCCTGGTTACTACACAAGAAGCAATTCGTCCTGTTGTATCCAACCAGGCTTTAAGCGCTTTGGAGTCTGGTGAAGATCAGATGACGGGACGCATGAAAGCTCAGCTTAGTCGTAACGAAGATCTGGATATGAGCCAGGTTGAGATGCTTGAGAACAGTGCGCAAGCAAATCCATCTCGAATGAGTGCTTATGTACCTGATGAGGCAATTAATCGAGCTGCCGCTCAATTACCAGATGGTGTTCCTGTTGACCAAGCAGAAGGTTTAACCGTACGGGACTTGGTGAGACAAGGTAAACCCATACTGGACGTACGGCAAAACCAAGCTGTACGTATTTCACCTAGAGCCCTGGGCCTGGACCAAGAACAAGATCCTTTAGTGCAAGAGGCTCGCCAATATCTGGAGCAGCGCAAAGCACGTTATCTGCGTTCACAAGAAATTGATACCGACTTTGATTACTCCGCAGAAAATAGAAGGCAGGCTGCACAAGTTCGTGATCGCGTTGAAAGAGCACAAGCTCTCCAAAGCGAAGCCAATCAAATTCTTGCAGAGCTTCAGGCAGAAAGTCCAGTAATTAGCCAACAGTTATCTCCTCAGGAATTTGCTGCTGCCTTTAATAAAAAATATAGAGAAGAGTTAAATCCTGAGCTGCAAATGGTTGATAATACTCGCCAACGACAAGAGCTTCGCGGAGTACAAGCCGGTGTTGAGGGAGAAGATGTTGTATCACTATTACTTGGCGATGTTCCGGAAGTTGAAACCACAATGCGTGGTAAAGCCCTGCGTGGCGGCAAACTCAATAGGGCTGGAGATATTAGTTATATGGATGAATCAGGTCAAGAATATGCGTCTGCTGATACGGGAGTAAAGGCCAGACAAGGTCAGGGTGTTCAATTTAAAGAACATGCGCTTTTGACTAATGAAATTAAACCCCTTATTGGCAGGGCATCGGATGAAGAGCTAACTTCACTGTTGCTCGAAGGCCAAGAATCTCCTTTAAGGCAAGCACTAAAAGAACGAGTATCTCAAAAATTCACAAGGTATCAAGATCCTAGGCAACTAAATTTATCGTTTAATCCTGGAGGTAATGAGCAACAAGCTATTAGCACTTCTCTTGATACTTATCTTACTAATCTTGCATCTCAAACTTTAGTTGCAAGAGCTTTAAAAAATCCAGAACCCACTGTGCTACAAGCAGCGGCTTTAAATCGTGCAAGAGCTTCTGTTGCTGTCTCGGAAGAAATTCGTCAACAGGCTCGTATTCAAAGCCAACAAAGACCAACTATTGCCCCTGGTCCAGCACAAGACCTTGCTCGAGCAATGGAAACATTGCGTCGAGGAATGATCGTTGAACCTTCAGAACCTTTACCCGTGCTTCCTTCTGTACAACAAATGAGGGCTGGTTTTGTCACAGATGTTGATCCAGATGAATTGAAAAAAATGACAAAAGCGGAACGGGTGCAATTACTCGGCCCTGTTGTCAGCGCTTCCGACGTATACACCGGTGCAGCAGCAGAAGCCGCTGGTCCAGTTATCTTTACAGGTAAAAGTAAAGCAAATACCGTACTTGCAACACCTCCAATTACTGGTTCTATCGGCACACCCACAGGACGCTATCTGACACAAGATAATCCTGATGTTATTGGCACTGTTTACAACGTTGCAGGTACTCCAGCTAATCGTGCAATTTCAAGACAGGTTGAGGCAAATGCGCAATCTTTCTTAGCAGACGCTATCACTGGTGGGATGCAGATCAAAGCTATCAGTGATCCTGAATCTTATGTGACACCTAGGGGTTCAGTAACAAGTCAACTAGAGCTTTTCCCTGCCGAAGCCCCACAAGTCTCATCTATTTCTCCCCTGCGTCTTACAGGAACACTAGGCGCCCCTGGCATTGATCCCAGCAAACGTACGTTGTATGCACAATATCAACCCGGTCGTAGCGTACCTGTACCTTTAAGCCCTTTCATTGGTGAAATGTCTGGTGGTACTGTTGTTGTGCAACCAACAGCCAATGTTACTCCTGGGGTACGACGCGATGTTGGGGCTTCACCCAATAGGTTGAATGATCTAACTCGTCGTGGAGAAAGAGCACGTTACTTTAACGATTCTCCACAAGCACCTTTTGTAACTGGATTAGAACCAGCTCCCATCGGTCCTTTAACACAATCTCCAGGATTATCTCGCATTGGCGGTATGGCCCAACAAACTGTACAAGGTGCAGGTAGACTTCCTGTTACACAGCTCACTCCCCAAGGCCAGAGGATTGCTTATCCGCGTATGGATAAACTAGCCCAAGCACTTGGTTTCCGTGGGGAAACTATTACCAATGTTCCGCGCTACGGTATTAATCCTGGAGCAGAAGATTGGCGTGATGATCTGATGCGCTCTGCGTATCGCCGTGGTGGCCCCATCCGTACTTACCAAGGGTGATTTTGATAAAATTAAAAAACGGAGCTTTCGATTATGGCTGAAAAGAAAAAGAAAAAAGACAAGAAGTGGATCCAAGGCATGGACATGAAGGAAGGCGCCTTCACAGCCAAAGCCAAACGCAAAGGCATCACTTCCGCTCAACTCCAGGAAAACGTTCTTTCTAATCCTGATGAGTACGACGAAAAAACTGTAAAACAAGCACGGTTGCGGCAGACTTTAGTAGGATTACAGAAGAAGAAAAAAGAGTCTAAATCGTAATGGCAAAAGATCATAGGCTTGCTTTAGATCGTTACATCAGAGACGATACTTTTGTACAGAAAAAGGTTCTCAACTTTGATGAGCTTTTTCTTTCGCCTGCAGGGTCTGGTCAATATCCCTGGAACCCATCGCGCTTTACGCAAGCCGACTTACTGCGCAAAATGATGACGCGTAAGTTATCTTTGAACCCGCGTCTTAATTTTGTTGGCAACACACCTGAAGAATACGAAGTTTTTGCAGGTCTTCCCAACTTCAATCGTGTTGCTGAATATGACTTTGCGAATGGTCGTGCATTAACTTCTCAACGCCCAGAAAAACAACCTGGCTTTAACCCGCTGTGGCCAGACTCTTATCGCTTGAGTCCTACCATCCCACCAGAAAAGAAGATTAAAAACCCAATGCCTAGAGCATCTGATCCAGATCCTCGCGGTTTCCTGATGTCTTCTGCGGTCAAGCAAGTTAAAAATGAAGAACAAGGTAAAACTTCAGTTGCTCAATTAATGTCGAAAGGAAGCACGGGCGCCCCCTTGTCTTCTGTGAATTCCAAAGAAACGTATAAAAAGAATAACGAACCTCCGTCTACAATAGTAGAAAGCAGCAAGAAAAAGACGTGAGAATTGCGGGCTTAGGTAGAGCAGCTAGAAACCAAACTCCAGGCCTTCCAAGTGTTGTCAGTGGGATTCTCCCTGGCAGCGCACTGTCCGGTGTTTTTGGCACCATGGCAGGTGGCCCTGTCCTGGGCCTTGGTTCTGCTGCCCTTGATTTTGCTATCTCTTATCCGCTTACTAAACTTGCACGTGCCGCAAGGCCACCAAAGCAATCCACCACTAACTTTGTACGTGATTCCGCTGGTAACTTAACGCCTGCCCTAGAACCTTCCAGGCTTGAGGGTGCTGCCAATATTGGTGGCATGATACTCTCCTCTCAGCTTGGCGGAAGCTTACTTCCCTTTGGCCCTGCTGTTGAACCGACAGTTAATTCGCAGGAACAAACGTTGATGCATCAAATGATGCAAAGGCAGGAAATCAATAATTTACAAACACCACAAGCGGTTTCCCCTGGAACACAATTCCAAATGGCAGGTATTGAATTCCTGAATGACTACTTAACACCACAAGTATCTGAAACTGCGCTTCCTGTTCCAGCTCGTGTTGCAACCTTATTGAAACAAACGGGGATGGACTTAGGGCTATGAACCCACTTGAGTTTTTAAATCAACAAGCAAAGCAATACAAACGCGGCTTTAAAAAAGCTGACATTGCACAAACTCGTATGGCAAGGCAAGGCCTTGGCTATGGAGAAAGTGTTTTAGACCCACGTTTTAAAGCGGCTATTGCGGCTAAGGGCGTATCTGCGCGTGAAACACCCGCCCAATTCCTTGGTGCTTATTCGTCACGTATGCTGATTGATGTGGCAAATGATGGCACACGTACATACTGGTGGCGTTGGAATCATCCTCTTGCGATTGCTCAACGTGTTACGGAATTAGGTGTACAAGGCATTGATACACCCACTGGACGCGCTGTAGCCGCTCTTGGTGTTGCCATACCAGCCGTAGCTGCTGCTGGTACATTCGACATTACAAATCCTGAGGAATACGGCAGGCCTAAAGGTTTTGCTCAACGATACTCACCTGTTGGTGCTGATGACAGGAGGCAGACTGCTCAACCGGGCCAAGAGCTTTTTGAGCGTTTCTTCCTGCAGCGCACAGGTGATCCGTTGAAGTATGAAACAGCAAAACAAGATATCCCGTCTTTAACACCACAGCGGTACGCTAATTATATGAATTTCTTGTACCAGGACAAGGGTTTACTGGGTCTCGGCATTATCAAAGGTACAGGAGAGAATTTACAAGGTTATCCAGAAGCTCGTGTCCTTGGTTTTCCTGTATCGGTACCTATGGTCACAGGGTTTGTTGGTGGTAGTGCCGGAGCCAATATTGGGGCTGCTACAGCGAGAGCAAGCACTCCAAAACAACGTGCTATCCGTGGTGCAATTGGTGCCTTAGCAGGTTCTTTGACAGGTGTTGCTGGTGGTAATGCTATTAACGAAGCAATTGCATCTGGTAATCGGCCACAATTACCTACAACTGCCGAATATGAAATGATGGGTTCTGATAGAATTTAGAAAAAGTAGACGTAAAAGTGTATTACTCTATTGATCCAACCAATCCTTCTTTTGGTTTGCAAGCACCTGTAAATCCAAAGGTACGCTCTTCTGAACCAGGTAGAACTTTTGCGGGTAACGTAAGCATTGATCCTGCTGTTGCTGCGCAGCAGGGGCTTATGGACTATATCATTCAAGGATTTAATAAAGGTAAAACCGCCGTTGCCGATACCGCACAAAAAGCAGGACCGGCTTTACAAGCTGCTGGTACCGAAGCCAATCGCTTACTTGGAAAAATTCCCAAAGGTAAGCTGCTTGGTGGCAGTGCTGTTCTTGCAGGTGTTCCCGCACTTATGCAAGGTGATATTGCTGGTGCTGCTGGAAGTTCGGGCGGAGCTTTGGTTGGCGGTTTACTAGGCACGCCTCTTGGTCCTTTAGGTATTGCTGCAGGTTCTTTTGTTGGTTCCATGGTCGGTGGAGGTGTTGTAAATGCCACCAAGGCAGCACTTGAGAAAACTCCACAAGCCGTTAGTATCCCCACGCCTTTTGGTGACCTTCCCCTCAATGCGTCTGCTCAACAGCTGAAGTACATGCAGCAGCTTGGCGAGCTGGGTGAGACACAATATCGTAATGCCCTTGGTACTCGTACCAGTGCTCTTATCGATCTGAACAAACAAATTAGCGATCAAGATTACTTGAATCGCCAACGTGATTTCCCTTTGGTGCAAGCAGAGCAAAATGCTGATCTTGCCCGTAGCCAGGCATTGATCAACACACAAAACAACGCTTACATGCAGCAGATGGTTCTTGGTACTGCTGGTAACATGATGTTAGATGCACAACGGGAACGCGGTGCATTAATGCGTCAAGCTATCGCCACCAACCCATATGTGACTGCGCTTGCTGCTCCCAACGTATCGATTGGTTGATCATGGCAAATCCTTCTCCTATTGCTGGTTTTAATCCCCCTGGTAGCACAGGCACTAGTCCGAACGTCTTTCAGAATACCTTGACGCCTGGTTATACAGGTGGCTTTAGTACAACAGCAGCAGTTCCTCCTATTGATTGGAGCAAAGTTGATCCAAATACAATTGCACCTTATGCAATCTTTACAAACTTTTCTCAAAACCAACGCCAACAAGAAATGGAGGCCGAAGAACGCTTGTTTGATAAGATCCAGGGAATGCGTAAGCGGGAAGCGCAGGAAGCAGAAGCAATGCAGAGGCCTTATAAAGTTGCTCAAGTTGTAGGCGGTCAAATTAATACCATGTTCCAAAACGCAATTAATGCGGTCACTCCAATCAGGGCTTACGAAATGTCAATTCGCGGAAGAACTCCTGAGTTACTGGCCCAGGTCTACTCAAACAATCCCTACGCAGGTCGTAAATGGCTTGCATAATAAAGGAGTAGAATAATGGCAAGCTATGGAACGCCACTAAGCTCAATTCCAAATTTGAGCTATACGAATGTAAGCGATCCCTTTTCATCATCAGGTTTTTCTGGCGCACCTTTAGGAGGAAGCATGATTGATCCCGGAACAGCAACCCTTGTTAGCGCAGGTGTTAGTGGCCTATCAAATGTTGTGGGCGGTGCAGCCGGTAAAGGAGCCAGCAACACTGCTGCAACACAAGCAAGAGAAGCCGCTCAACAACAAACTAAAATGGTGGTTCAAGCCAATCGTGAAAATATGCTTGGCAGTTTAGGCTTAGAAACCCTCGCCAAAAAATACGGCATGCTTTCCGGCGCTCCAAACACTCGTTTTACAGAGTTTGAAGACGCCCAATTCTCTGGAGCACAAGCTGGTGGCCTGGGCGCACAAGAACGTGCTCGTCAAACCATGGCCCAAAACCTTGCGATGCGTCAAGCTGACTTTGGCAAGAGCGGGTTTGCAACTCCGCCTTTGGCAAGGTTTGTTTGATCTAAAATCAAAATATATTAGTCTACGTAACAATGGCAGATAATATTTACGGAGCTGGAAACCAAAGGTCTGTCAGTCAAGAAGATCAATTCACCAAACTTCTTGAACAACAGCAACAGCTTATTGATGCTATCAAAGGCACGGATGAGTACGGTGGACTAGGGGGCGGTGCCTTTAATCCTGCGCGTTATGGCGTAAAGGCAATTAAAGACATTGAAAAGACTGGGAAACAATTTAAAACAGAACAACTACCTGCGTTATTTGATCGCTATTTAACAGATATTGCAGAAGGTCGCCTGACTCCTTCACAGGCTTCTACTGCCTTTGAAAGTGCATCACGTAGTGCCGGAGACTTTAGTAAAGAAGTAATTGAAAAAGCTTCTAAGCTTTCTCGTACACAAGCCGGCGTTCCTTCTGCTGAGAAGTACACACGTTACACTCCCTTCTTCCAGCAAACAGCTCAACAGATGTTGGGACGCACCTTAAGTGATCCCGAGATCCAAAACTATGTGGGGGCCTTCCAAGGTATGGGCATAAGCAACCCAGCTGATGTGGCAGCTACCTTTGGTAAATACTTGACCACAAGTGACGAGTACAAATCGCGTCAGTATCGCTTTAAACCGGACGCACCTAAACTGAATCAAGATTCTGCTGCTTTTGCGCAGATGCTAAACACTACGTTCGGCTAAAATAGCTATACAACCAGGTACTAATATGGCAGGCACAACGAAATTTAAAGTAGGGGGCAAATATCAAGATATCGGTAGCACGCTCAATTACGACGAAATCAAAAAAATTGCAGGGCAAACAGGCTATACCCCTGAAAGTATTCGCGAAAGGGCTAAAGCGCAAGATTTTGGTATTGGTGAAGGAGCGCGCTCGTACACTTCACCTGCCAGTGGAACAAGTAATACGCAAACGCCTGCTACAAATACGCCGGTATCATACAATGTTCAGCCTGGTGGCGGCGTTGATGACAGTAAATCGGGTATGTCGCAAGAGCAGTATGGAGACTACCTGTATCAGTCAGGAATTATTACTCTGCAAGGCAATATTCAGCAAGAACTAGAGAAACTTAGAGCCACTGGATTATCTTCTGTAGCTAGCATCCAGGCCGGAGCCTCTGTTCGTTCTGCTGAACTTGATAACGAAGCTCGCAAATACCTTGCCGATAAAGATTACCTGGGTCGAACAGATGTAGCAAAGATCCAGGCAGAAGGTAATCTCCGTTTACAGGATATTATTAACGCTGGTCTTAAAGATGTCGAAGGTGTTCGTCAGCAAGGCGGCAGAGATATTGCAAGGATTACTGGTGAGTTTGGCGTTAAACAAGAATCCGAGCGTCAACGCGGACAAAAGGATATTGCAAAGATTGGATCCGAATCGGCTTATCGTAATGCGTTGATTGGTGCTTTTAGTTTTTAATTAATTGCACTAGAATATCTTTAAACAAAAGGTTTCACAATGTCCAAATCTCCTTCGGCGTCTACCTACAGCGAACAGATCGCCAATATCAATGCTGCCCTTGCAGCCGGTAATATTGATCAAGAAACTGCTGCTGAGCTGAGAAAACAAGTTACTGAAGGCGAATATGGCGCCAAGTCTTTTAACATCAATGAGTTTGAAGATCTCCTGGGCCGCCTCGAAGGCTCCAAGATGCGGCAACAGCGTCAAAAGAGTACTGAAGGCCGTCGTGACATCATGAGCCAAGGCCTGGCTTCCATGATGAGCAACTTCTGATGCAATCGTCTGCTGCACAAAAAAATGAATCGGGCGAGGGTCAAGATCTTCGCCTCTATCAAAAAGCAGCGGAAGTTGCGTACCAGTACGCTAGAAACAAAGCAGATCAGGAGAAAGAAACAATGTCTTCTGACCAAAACAAAAACGAAGGGGAGGACCTTGAATAATGTCTAGTAGTTTTCTTAACACTGGAGATGACCTCTCCAATGATCCCTATTCGTTTTTGTTTGACGAAGATAAGGCCAAGAAAGCTGCGTCTGCAGTTAAAATTTTTCAGGATGTCTCCGTTGGCTCCAGCAAAGAGAAAATGAAAGAGCAAGGAGCTCAAGAACGTGAAACAATCGGAAAAGGTGCCGCAGAACAGCGCACAACAGCAGAACAAGCGCAGCGTTTCGCCCAGAGCGACGAAGAAAGAGATTACGAGCAGGCCCAACGAGCTTATAAATATTGAGTTATTTGACCAGTGGGTCGATAACTTAACGTCTTCCGACCAAGAATCATTTACGGCATTTGCCGCAGATTGTTTTTCTGTGGTTGAAATTTTTCTATACGCAAGATTCCTTGGTTACAACGGAAGCATTACTTCGTGTGAAGCTTGGCTTAAAAACAACTATCCAAAGCCGGATCACCGAAAGAAACTTCTGTATGAAATTGAGGAGATGCAAGAAGATATCAGAAAGCTTAGAGAAGATGTTGATAATGGCGTTGTAAAACGTGATGCAGGTGTTGCGCGCATTGCAGGCATGCAAAAAGAATTACGTGGCACGATTGCTCAAGTTGAAGTTTTTACATCTAATCGCGATCGGAAAGGTTTATTGATGGCTGGTGCTGACCGTGCCATGCGTGAACTCATGGTCATCTTTAAAGATGATCCAATTGAAATACCACTGGAAGAAGCCTCGATGAGTATCTGGGCTAAAATGCAATTAGATGAATAACAGCTCACGTTAAAATAAAAGAATTGCCATGGGTTCTAACGTAAACGCAGCAGGTGTAGCAACAAACATGCCTACTTTTGTTAGGCAGATCCAGCGTGAACGCATGGGCCGCAGTGCAACTTCACCTTCTCAGCAACCGGCCGCAGATCCACAGCAATTTCAACAATTACTGAATAAAGTATCGCCAGATGGCAAAGAACAAAATGCCGCCCCAGCTCCTGGAACACTTCAAAAAGAAGGAAGCCAAGAACGAGGACGGCAGCGAGATGTCGGACAAGGAGAAGCGCAAGGCCGCCCTGGACAAAGTCCGCAAGTACCAAGAACGGAAGAAGGACAACAAAGACGGCAAATGAGGTAGTATTCAGTAATACACTGAACAATACTTACTGTGCCTGCGTATCAACATCTTGCATATCGACGTAATGCACAAGCTGCTGCTCGCAGGCAACAGATTCGTATTCCCCGAAATCTTGAATCCCTGGAGAAAGCAAGAGAAGATTTTGGTTTCTTTTGTGAGTATGTAGCAGATAAACCTCCAGCTCATCACCACAAAGAATGGCATCGTCACTTTGTGACAGGTGAAGACAGTACTTGTCTTCTTAAGATTGCAGGACCAAACGTTGATCTCCTGGCACCCAGGGGCTCCGCAAAGAGTACGGTCCTCGGCTTGTTTACCGCCTGGGCTATTGGTGTTCACACACAAGCCAAGAAGCCGCTACAGATCCTCTACTTGTCTTATACGGTTGATATTGCACGTTCTAAGTCGGCAACCATCAAACGTATCATTGAAAGCAAACGATACCAAGAAGTCTTCCCAACCGTACGTCTTCTTAAGAACGTCACCAGTAATGAGTACTGGTCCATTGACCACAAGTTTGCTGGTATTGATACCACAGGTGAAGAGCAGTTTACCCTCTGCGCTGCTGGCCTTAAAGGTTCAGTGACCTCCAAGCGTTCACACCTTGTGATCATTGATGACGCCATTAAATCAGCGGCAGACATCTCCAACCCTGACATCCGTAAACAGATGCAGGACAACTGGAATGCGGTGATCGCACCCACCATGTTTGAAGGCGCCAGAGCTATTTGCCTTGGTACCCGCTTTCGCCATGATGACATTCATTCCACCACATTTAACACACAAAACAACTGGTTGCAAATTGTTCTTTCTGCGATCCTCAATGATCCCAAGACAGGAGATGAAAAATCGTACTGGCCAGAGATGTGGTCATTGGATTACTTGAAGGAAAAGAAAAGGCAAGCGCCTATTGCTTTTTCGTTCCAGTACATGAATCAGGTCATTAGACAAAATGAGTTGTCTCTTGCGCCTGAACTAATTGTTAAAGCTGAGATCGCCACAGAGTTTGACACACTTGCAATAGGAGTCGATCTTTCCGCTGGCACTAAAGAGAAAAATGATTACACCGTGATGGTACTTGGTGGACGTATTGGTGATCAAATTCATGTCATTGATTACCGCCGTTTACGCGTCATGGGCAACCTAGAAAAACTAGATGCCTTGAAAGAGCTGCTTAATGATTGGTCTATTTTGGGTCGAGATGAGAGCGGTCATTACTTCCCGACTTACTCGACGTGTGACATCTATTCAGAAGCCGTACAGTACCAGGCTTCCCTGGAAGCAGACTTCAAACGTGTGTGCCTGAACAATGAAAGTCTTTACAACTTGAATTGGCATCCCGTTAAAGGATTCCGTGCTGATAAGTTGGCACGCTTCCGTGGTTGCATGGGACTCTTTGAGGACCGTAAGATCATCTTTAATAGGTATCGCAACTTCACCGCTATGTTTGAAGAGCTAACTAACTTTGGTGTTAGCAGTCATGATGACTGTGTGGATGCCCTTGTCTGGATGATTAATGGTCTTATGAAAAAGGGTAAACTCCAACTTGATTACTAAACCTTAGAATTAGAAAAAAGCGAAATTTGGTCGTGGGGCCTGAATACATTGCTATCGGTTTGACGGCCGTTGTATCCGCTATTACCGGTGGCAGTTGGGTCGCAGGCAAGATCCTTGGCAGGCAAAACGACCAGATCCAACAAGCTTTTAATTACATCGGATCGCAAAAGCGAAGGATTGATGTTTTGGAAGATGATTTAAAACGTATGCCTTTAGAGTACGTTCTCAAGGTTGACTTCCTGAGAGAGATCCAACAAATGCATGACAACTTTAATCAAATCAATGCAAAACTTGATAAGCTAGTTGAGAAATTACTTGAATCCAAATGAGTTACATCCTCGAGGTCCAGGAGGACGAGAACGGCGATCAGTACATTGTTCTCCCCGATGAGGTGATGGAAGAGCTTTGCTGGCAAGAAGGCGACGTACTTAACTGGGATGTACGTGGCACTGGCATCATCATTTCCAAGGTCAATGACGCGACTGGTTATGAAGTTATAGAAGAGTAAAATAAAAACAATAAGCAAAAGGCAAATGCGATTTTACGGTGGCGGACCTGTAGAGGCCGGGAATGCAGGTGTTTTTAATAATGCAACTATTGGTGCCAACAACAATCCTTTACTTGATCCACGTTTCAAGATACAAGGCGGTGAGCCATGGAATAAAACACCTATTCTTCCGGGAAAAGATACGCAACAATACGAACAACAACAGTTTAATATCCCTCTACAGCCACAATTACCCGCCGCAGGAGTTGGTAATGTTGGCGGTGTATTATTTGCACAAGCTCAACCCAAACAGACCTTAAAAGAACTCATTGGCAACCGACCAGGGGGCATGAGTGATATTCCGGGAGATGTGCGTTTTCGACAAGATACGCAATTTTTACCATACGATCCGGGCAACTACACACAAAATAGTAAACAGAATCCATTGCGTAATAATCGTTGGCCCGCAGGAATGCCGCAAATTTGGATGCAACCAGGTATTGCTCCTTACTTTGGGAATCGTCAAGGCCCAGGGCTTTATGGCGAAATGGGTACAGGCGCGATTTAAATTTTTAAAACTGCTAGTATTTAATTAACGTACAAGGTGAATAATGTCTGACGCTAAAGGCCGGCTTCAAGAAATCATCAACGCTTACCTGGATAAGGACAGCAATATTGTTGTTGATACGGGCATTGTTGCGTCTCACATTGCACAAATGAAACTCTTTGGTATCCGCCAAGGAGTTGAGTTCTTTCCAAGTCAAGATAACTTCGGAAACCAACGCAAAGACTTCATCGATCGTGTGATGAAGTACAACAAGATGGACACACGCCTGGATTCCATCTGGGAGTATTTCCTATGTGACGGCAAAGGCCTCTTTTATATTCGACCTACGAAATTTAGCTATCGCCTCTACTACTTCCGTGAGCATGAATATCGAACGTATTACAACGTAGATGGTGAGCTGGAAGAGGTGGTGATCATCTACAGCTATAAGGTCAAAAAAGGATTTGGCTTAAATGAAGGTATTAATATCACCTCGATCACGGGGACGGCAACCACTGGAGCACCCGGAGCAAAACGTTACATTAAACTTTCAATCAAGAATGATTCGATTGAAGAGACACACTCAGAAGGTGAAATTTCTTTTGAGATGCCTAGCTTTGCCACTCCAGGTAAAACAAAAACATTTGCCAACAGTCTTGGCTTTATTCCTTGTGTAGAAATCTTTAATAACCCCAAAGGCTTTTCTAATGAAGGTGTTGGGGAGTTTGATGCAATGGCCAACCATATTTGCACGCATGATGATTTAATGCGCACAATGCGCAAAAATATTACTTTCTTTGGCAACCCAACACTTCTTTCGTCACGTCCCAAGACAGACCTGATGGAAGCAGGTGGGGATATGTCGATCCAACGACCGTCAATTGCTGCGAACTCAGGCTTTACAAGCCCATCCCCAATGAGTCGTTCAATGTTCAAGGCTGATCCTGTCAGCCGTGGCGTTGATGGTCAAATCCGTGTTCCACGTGTGATTGCAAACCTGGAACCAAACGATCGAGTTGGTTACATCGTTCCAGATGCCATCACTGGTGACCAAAACGCTTTTGCTCGTCAGTATCGAGAAGAGATTCGGACGGCCCTTGGTGGCGTGGATGAGCTTTCCATTTCAGCAGGCGTTACTGCAACTGAGTACAAATCCCTATTTGGACGTGTTTCAGCTACTTCCAAGAAAAAAGCAAACTCTATTTACACCCATGGTATTTGTCGTTGTTTAGAGTTGATTCTTTACCAAGAAGAGCAGCTGTTTAAATCAACACTTGCTCAAGCTGCGCAGATTGAAAAACCAATTAAACCAAAGACTGACGCTCCGGAAGAAGAAGTTGCAGCTTACGAAGAAGCCCTTAAGCAGTTTAATGAGCAGGTCAAAAACCTAATGGTTGCCTGCGTGGAAGCGCAACAAATTCCACCTGGTGTGATGGGTTTAATTCCAGATGGTGATGTCACTGTTCTTTGGCGTTGGTTAGGTCCTGTTTACGAGGATTCCACCCAAGACATCCTCAATAACTCCATCGTGGTTCGCAACCTTCAGGAGTTAGGTGTTGATAGCATTGAAGCACTGAAATACCTCTTCCCGTCTAAGACGGATGAGGAGCGGGCCGAGATGTTATCTGGGTTCCCGTTCAGGATGGTGAACGAATTGCAGGGTGCTTACTCTCAATTTGCTAAACTAGTGGGGGGAATGATGCAGACTCCTCACCCGCAAGCACCGGATCTTCCGATGGCTGCGGATCCAAGATTGGATTTAACGCCATATCTGTATCGAACATTAGAAGCTCTACAAAAGGAGATGAGTTATGCAGGACGCTACCGTCCAATCGATCCCACAGACGAGCCAAGCACCAGTGGCGGTGGCTCCAAGCAGCTACGTGGT